TTACATAATATAAACAGCCCCGACCCCATTTTCTAGGTTACATGCGGCTTGCGCGGGTGAGGGCGTCACAAAATTTGTGACAACCCCGAGGACAAGCGCCGCGCTAAGTCCCGCCATCCTCGGCAAAAAAACTTCCCAAAGCGATTTCTGCCCCGTCTTCTCGGCGCGGTCCATGTCGGCCGCCATGATGACGGGCAGCGGGTTGTCCATGTCCAGCCCCGCAGCTACTTTCAAGCACACGTCATTGCTCATGAAGCCTTTGGCGTGCCGATACTGGCTGATCGTGTTTTGTTTCACGCCCAGAAAGTCGGCCAACTCCGTGTCGTTCGTAAATCCCTTCGCTTGTCGAAGCTGGTCCAGATAGCGCGATGACCGCATGTTGTTCTCCAAGGGCTTGACTTATCTATGGCATAGATTATTATCCACGCCATAGATATCATTGCTGTAGATATCGGCAGTCTAGCAGTTTCGGCAAAAAGGTAAACCGGCAGGGTAGGCCGGTCCAAAAAACGAACCGAACGGGGTGGCTGTGTCTGCATATCGAGTGCATGCGTACACGAGTACCGGAACACGGATCGCGACCGTCGAGGTCCGCGCCGTGTCCGTCGACAAGGCGCGGGACAAAGCCCGTGCAGCGCTGTACCACCAGGGCCGCCAGCCGAACCGGTTGACGCTGGTTCCAGTTCAGGTGAGTGCATAGGGCTATGGGCAAACTCAAGAATTCGACTTTGACGCACTCAGTTAGTAATGCTAACTGCATGTCTGACCGGAACGACGCCGCGTGCGCCCGCAGTGCCGAGGACGCACGCGGCGGCGCTCCGGTCTTTCTCCCCCCCACGACTAACAGGGGGGGAATGGCGAAAGCGCCGCTCGCGAGCCTCGAACGGTTGCAGATCGTCGTTACAGAGTCCGGCGAACTCAAAACGATTGCGGTTCGTGTGCCTACGGCGGGCCATGTCGCGATGATCGATACGCTTCGATTCACCATTGGCGAAGAAACGTGGAGCCGAACGGCGGGTATCCAGTTGGTCGAGGATGACGCTTTCGTGTTCGAGGCAAGCAGGCATTTCACGGAGATTTTCGGCTTCGGTGTCACTGCGGATATGAGGCGTGGGCGAGACTTCTACCTGAACGCGTGGGAGCTTGGCGACGGTTATGGCTATGTCGCAATGGGCGGGGCAAGCCAGCGCGGGACGATGCTCGTGAACCTGACTGGGCAAGGGTGCGTTGCTGCAAAACCGGGTTGGGAAGGTCGGTTGCATGAGTTTCTTACGCAGGTTGCCAGGCGTCCGGGAATTACACGCGTCGATCTGGCACACGACTGCATGAACGGTGAGTACACGGTCGATCAGGCTGACGAGTGGTACGACGATGGACTGTTTTCATCGTCGGGTCGAGCGCCAAGCCATGAGCATCGCGGCGACTGGCGTAACCCTGTGGGCAAGGGCCGTAGCCTCTACGTCGGGCTACGTCGTAACGGCAAGCTCTGCCGCGTCTACGAAAAGGGCATGGAGCAAGGCGACCAATCCTCGCCTTGGGTTCGCTTCGAGGTCGAGCTACACAACAAAAAAAGGGTGATTCCTCTCGATGTGCTGGTCGATCCGTCCGGCTACTTCGTGGGTAGCTATCCATGTCTTCGGTTCTTCGAGAAAGACCGCACTCCGCAGGTGATCGAGGTCAAGCGCAAGTCTGCCGAAATCAACGTCGATGCGAGCCTGCGAAACATTCTGGCGTCGTACGGCAAGTACGTTGGTGTGCTGCGTCCGCTGCTCGGCGATGAGGCGTTTCTCGATGCGATCACAAACACATCGGGCGAATGGCCCGAGCGTCTGAAAGTCCCCGATTACGAACTGTGCGACAGGCCGATGCATGAGCGTCCGCACGTCAATGCGTTCAACGATCTAGACCCCTCTGATGATGGCTGGCCAGAGGAAACGGTCTTTAGTCCAGCCGATTTTACCGAGAGGTGGAGCAATGAAATTCGAGAGTCAGGTGAAGGTACTGGGGATGAAGGCGAGCAAGGGCTCGATGGACAACGGGACGACCTTCGATAGCACCAAGGTCTACACCGAAACGGCGCTTGACGAGTCGAAGGGTAACGCCAAGGGTTTCGCGGTTGGCGAGTTCACGCTCGGCACGTCAGTTGAGTTCGAGAAGTACAAGCATCTGCCCTTTCCGTTCGACGCGATGGCTGAGTTGGAAATCGTGACTAACGGTAAGACGCAAAAGACGTTGATGCACGCGTTGAAGCCGGTTCAGCGTTCGGCCGCCACGAAGGCGTAATCGTGGACGGGGCCGTGGTGTACGTGGTGCAGGAACTGACGAGCGGCGAGTTTCTGTGTGCGCGCGATGGTGACGTGAGCTTTACGCCCCGGCTACGTGATGCGGGTGGTTTCGGTGATGCGGACGAAGCGGTTCACGCGGGCTGCGATCACTGCGACGGGGCGTTTGATGTGGTGCCGCTCGTGTTCTTCGCACGACGGATGCATTGAGGGATTGGGCGATGACAGCGGGCACGGTGCAAGCGTTGGTTGTCTGTTCTACGGCGTCGGGAGCGGTGACGTCGGCTGGCGGGCCGGTGTCATGCGGCACTGACGCGAAGGGGAACCCGCTGTATCTCAGCACCGTGCAGGCGTATGTGGTCGATCCGGCGAGCGCGGGCTACTTCGATGCCATCGCAACGCCGTTCGACTACACACAGGCGTTCGGTTTCTGGAGCGTCGCCTTTACGTCAGTCGTCGGTCTGTATTTCGCGTGTCTAGGGATTGGAACGGTCGTCAATTTTCTGCGGCGAGCGTGACATGCGCACCGGGCGCTTCCCGGTTTTTCTGCAAACAGGAGGTTCTATGTTCCGTCGTCTCAAGGGTGTTGCGGGTCGTGCTGCTGGTGTGGCTGTGGCAATCGGTGCGGGCGTGGCGGTTGCGCCTGCTGCGAACGCTGCGACTGCGGGTCCGGACTACACGGCACTGCTGGCCGGTGTCGACTTCACCACGACCATCGCGGCGGTGCTGTCGATTGCTGCGCTGGTGGTCGGTGTGGTGCTGGCGACGCGTGGCGCGAAGATCGTCATTGGCATGGTGCGCGGGGGCTGATTCCGAGTGCCTGCGTGAGGTGGGGCGGGGCGGGCCTTGTGCTCGCCCTTTTTTCTTCCAGCTACGGGGTGTAGCGATGGACTCAAACACGGCCTGGTACATCGTGATGTTCGTGTGGGGCCTGCTCAGTGGATGGGCAGTCATTCAGGGCATGAGGGGGTGATATGCGTGTGCGTTCGTTGATTGCAGTGTGTCCTGTGCTGCTGTTTGGTGTGCTGTACACCGGGCCGCATGAGGTGGCGTATGCACAGACGTCTCCCGGCTCGTTTGGGTCGACGCTCGGGGCGCTGGTCGCGGCGAATGCGGCGGCTAACGGGTTCTCTGCTGCGGACCCGCGTGTTGCAGCAACGGCTGCTGCAATCGGTGCACGTGCTGAGGCGCTCGCTGCTGCTGCCGCCTCTGCTGCCGGGGAGGCGCTAGGGGCGGTGTCATGGGGCGCAGTTGCTGCCGCTGCTGGTATTGGCGCGATGCTTGGTGCGTACCCTGTGTCGCTCGGCAACGACACGTTGACGAAGTGGCAATTCAATCACGATGGAACTGTGTCGGTGTATCCGCCGTCTACCGGTGCGCCTCCGGGGGGCGGAAGCTCGCCCATTGGCGGGTCGGTGTCGCCCTATGCGGCGCTGACGGCCGGGGCTGGATACTGGTTTGTGGGTCAGGTCACTGGTTCTTCGGCGGATGCGGCGGGGGAAGCATTGATGGAGACGTCCGGGGCCACATCGTGGAATATCAAATGCCCGCTCGATAAGCCCACCGAAGCGGTCTGCACCGGGACGCAGACGATGTCTGACGGGCGGGTTTTGGTACCGAGCTTCTCCGTTGCTCAATCCGGATCGGTCTGGGCGGGCCCAACTTGTGCGTCCGGTATGGGTACGTCGAAAGGGACGTGTGCTGCCTTTACGCCTCAACAACCCCCGCCTCCACCGCCACCTGTGACAACGTCGCCGTCAGCTGCTGCGGCTGGCACCAGTGCTGCGGATCAGGCTGACTCGCTGAATCCAAAAGTTGCGGCTGCAACCGTTGATGCACTGTGGTCGTCGGTCGCGTCACAGCCGGGGTATCAAGGGCTTCCGTATCCTGTGAATGCGCCCGTGACCGGCGCTCAGGCTGCGGGCGTTGAATCTTCGATTGGCGCGTCGTGGCCGACTGTGGGCAGCTTTACAGGCGGTGCGGGTACGACCGCTGCCGGTGGATCGAGTACGGCCCCGTTCAGTACGTCGATTCCTGCTGCCTCGAATCCTGCATCGTCAGTGCCGGTCGCAACGAATCCGGGCAGCGGCGCACAGATCAATATCGGTCCCGATCCGGGCATTGGTGCGCCGGGTCTTGAACAGACACCTACCGCGACACAGATCCTCGCGCCGATCCTCGGCATGCTGCCGGACTTCCAGCACTACGGTTTGCCTGCGCATAACGCAGCGTGTCCGGAACCTTCGGTGACAGTGTTTGGAAGCACGGTCACGATGACGGCTCAATGCACGCTGTCCGAAGAATTCCGCACGCAGATCTACGTGACGTGCGTACTCGTTTTCACGCTCGGGGCGCTGTTCGTCCTGCTGACTGCATAGGAGCCGCACATGTTCGGGATTCTGCTTAGTGCGTTCAATGTTGTTCTCGGGTTCGTGGTGCGCTCGATCATCGCGCGTTTCTTTGCCTATTTCGTGATGTACTTCATCACGACCGAGTTCGTCGCCGTTCTCCAGAGCGCGGGAATACTGCCGTCCGCCTCGGCACTGACTGGCGCGTTTGGAGGCATCGGTAGCGACGTGTGGTACTTCATGGATCTGTGCGCGTTCGGCTACGGTGTGCCGCTGCTGGTGTCGGCGTACGCCACGCGTTTCATCATCCGCCGTATTCCCGTGATCGGCTAACGACATGGCAATTAACGCTTACTGCGGCGTGATGGGTTCCGGCAAGTCGTATGAGGTTGTGTCCGGGCCGCTGCTCGATGCGGTCGCGGCAGGCCGTCGTGTCGTGACGAACATCGACGGCGTGAATGAGGACGTGATTCACGACTATCTGCACGGCAAGCGCGGCGTGCCACTGGAACACCTCGGCGCAATCGTCCACGTTCGCACCGACGACATGCGCGCGGCTGACTTCTTTCCGGTCGAAATGGAAAGCTCGGGTGGTGCGACGGTGACACCGGGTTTCGTCAAACCGGGTGACCTCGTTGTGGTTGATGAGGCGTGGAAGCTGTGGGCGACCGACAAAAAGGTCAGTCCGGAACACATGAATTTCTTTCGTATGCATCGCCACTTCGTGCATGAGGAAACGGGTGTGGCCTGCGACGTGGTGCTCATGATCCAGAGCATTGCGGACCTGCACCGTTCGATTCGCGCCGTCATCGAACTATCGTTCGTGATGGTCAAGCTCAAGAGCCTGGGCATCTCGAAGGGCTATCGCGTCGAGATGTACGAAACGGGCAAACAGACGAACCGCAATCGCACAGGAACGTTCGTGCGCAAGTACCGGCCGGAGATTTTTCCGCTGTACAAGAGCTATGCGGGTGGAGCGGGCAAGGAAAGCACCGTTGACAAGCGTCAGAACGTCCTTGCGAATCCGATGCTGTGGCTACTGGTTGGCGGTATGGCCGTCGTGGTTGCGGTGGGCTGGTGGGGCGCGTGGCGGTTTTTTCATCCGCCTGGCCGACCGGCTGCGGCCAAAGCGGCTGCGAGCGCTGCTCACGCATCGGCCGCTTCGGGCACATCAGCGGTGAGTACGACGCCTGCAGTGCCGCCCGTATCAGACGTGTGGCGTGTGGTCGGTGGCTACACAGTAGATGGCCTGTCGTGGGTACTGCTCGCGGACGCTGCAGGACATCTGCGCGTCGAGTCGCCGGCCGCGTTCATCGGTAGTGGCATTACGCGCGTTGGCGTGGTCGACGGCCAGCGTGTCACTCAATGGTCCGGTGCTGGCAAGTCGGGTTCATTGCTCGCAGGGGCGGCCAAATGAAACGCTGGCTTGTCACGCTGCTGGCTGTCTGCCGCCTGGCAATGGCTGACCCGTCGACCGGCACGGCGGGCATGCCTCCATTGCCGCCAGGCATGCCGCCGGTTACTTCCCCTGCGATAACGCCGACCATTGCGTCGATGGGTGCATTGCCGCGCATCGGTGGCTCGCGCATCGATCTGCGGTTTGTGCCGGTCGCGCAGGTGGTCGACCTGATTTACGCCGATCTGCTGCAGGCGCCCTATGTGATCGATCCGGACGTGCTGACCGATACGCGGCCGGTGTCGTTCCGCTTTGACCGCGCACAGGGCGACGTACGCGCGTTCCTGTCGTCGTTTCTCGATTCGCTCGGCTACAGCGTGACGCAACGCGATGGCGTCGACTACGTGGCAAAGGCGAAGCTCTCGAAAGAACAGGCCGACCGGGATACGTTCGTGTACACGCCGAAATACCGGAATGCCGATTACCTCTCGCGTCTCGTCGCACCGATGTTCCAGGGCCGCTTTACCGAAAACCATCCGGTAGCGACGCCGGAAGGGGCGAAGGTCGCCAGCGACGTACCGCAGACATCGGCCGCGGGGCTTATCGACCAGTCGGCCGATGTACTGGTGTTCGTCGGTTCGGCGCGTGAGGTGGTGATGTTGAAAAAGCTGCTGCCCGATCTGGATACGCCGGTAGGCAATGTATCGGTGCGTGCGTGGGTCTATGAGGTCACAGAAACGGGCAACAACAATTCGGCGTTCCAGCTTGCAATGAGCGTGCTAGGTGGGCGCGTGGGGGCTTCGCTGAACGTCGGGAGCATCCACGACACCGACAACGCGATACGGCTGTCTGTGGGCGGTTTTAGCGCGGCGCTGGCTGCGTTGAACAGTGACTCGCGGTTCAAGGTGTTGACGTCGCCCAATCTTCGCGTGCGCTCGGGCGATACGGCCAGTCTGAACGTTGGTGAGTCGGTGCCGGTGATCGGCTCGGTGTCGTATCCGAGCGCATCGGCCGCGCCGGTGCAGAGCGTCCAGTATCAGGACGCGGGTGTGATTTTTCAGGTGCAGCCGACCGTGAAGCGCGACACGATAGACCTGCACCTCGTTGAGGAAATCAGCAGTTTCGTGAAGACAACGACGGGCGTGAACGACTCTCCGACCAAGGACACGCGCAAGGTCGAAAGCTCGTTCAGCGTGGCCGATGGTGATGTGCTGCTGATTGGCGGACTGACGCAGGATCAGGACACGCGTGTGAACAGCGGCTTGTCGTTCCTGCCGCGATGGATGGCGGGACATACGGGAACGACGGCGAAAACTGAAATCCTGCTGCTGTTGCAGGTTCAGAAAATCTGACGCGTTAGTGCAACTGCTGGAAAGCGGCGATTGCCGCCTGGACGATCTTCGTTGAGAACGCGGCGAGGCCACCGATAACGGTTAATGCGATGGTGGCGAGTAGCGCGGCTTGCTGGTCGCGCCGAGTTACTCGCAGGCGCTTGCGTCGGAAGCGATCGATGCGGGCGCGTAGTTCGACGTACCTGATGTATAACGCATACATGTGGTTCCCCGGTGTCTGTTGTTTGCGGCGAGTGTATCGCACCTCTGTTTTTGGGCGTCGAGCGTCAGGAGTGTCCGGCACGTTGTCGAAGCGATGGACCGCTGCGGTGGTGTTGCGAAGCGCGAACGGTTATCGCGCGACTCAGCGCGGCCCGCCGGACCGAGTAGCGGGTAGTAACGCGAGCGAGGAACGAAGGCGTTGTGGCTGGCTAGGCAACCCCTCACTGCAAAACTGCTGTTACGCGGGAACTCTGATGATACGAAGAGTGGTAGATCTGTGCGGCGACCTTTGCTCGACAGGGGGCTCGTTGTAGCTAACAATGACTAGTCGCAAACCCAGAGTGTATGGGCGTCGACGGTTTCGAATGAGTCGGCTACGGGAATTTTTATTCGGGGAATACAAATGGCAAGCGAAGCTTGGAATACGTTCGAGAAAAATATTAAAGATGTCATTACGCTTCACAACCTGCATACCAGGGTTGCGATGACTGACTCGTCGGCCCCACCAGAAACGGAAGTTCTAAATCGGGCGGGTATCGTTCTGACCACGTCTTTTTGGGAGGCTTTTTGTGAGGACGTGGCGGCTGAGGCGCTCGAAAAGATTGTTGCGTCAGCAAAGGATGCGAGCGTTCTACCCAAAGAGATCAAAAAACAGATAGCGAGAGAATTGAAGGCGAATTCGAACGAAGTTGCGGTATGGGACTTGGCTGGTGACAATTGGAGGGTGTTGCTGCAGACACGACTTGCCGCTCTTCAGGACGCTCGAAACAAGAAGTTGAATACTCCCAAGTCGCAGAATATCGATGATCTTTTTGAATCAGCAATTGGGCTTCCCGGCGTGTCCTCGGGGTGGACGATAGAGTACTGTACAGAACCGGGTAAAACTATATTGATGGATGCAGACGCGACGCGAAAGAAGCTCGATGAAATGGTGACGCTACGGGGTGAGATCGCGCACCGGGGAAAGGCTAAGGCGGCGATTATGAAGGACGACGTGAAGGACTACGCGATGTTCGTGGCTGGCATCGCTATATCTATCAATCGTCAACTGAGCGAGTACGTTCAGTCGATTTCGGGAGTCAAGCCTTGGTGACCCTACCGGTTGTTGCGCGGCTAGTCTGTGTTCATAGAGCGGCTGCACACGGTCATCGAGGATCGCGTACAGAGCGTCGAAGTTCGACGGATTGGACGCTATCTATGCGTGGGTACCCGTACAAGCGGTGGCGTTGGAGTTCGCGCGCTCGGTGCTGTACCGGCCATCGCGTTTGAAATCTCTGCTATGGTTTCGAAGTAACGTTTAACATCGCAGGCTGTTTCGAGTACACCTGACGCACGTTTTATCGCAGGATTATCGCCATTAACGTAGAGGTCAAGTCGCGGGTCGGGTCGTAAGAACATCGAGAAAACCTTCATACAGTTAGACAGTATTCCTAACCGCATAGATGCCGTAACTCCGTCCTTCTTAGGCATACATTCGAGCACGAGTTGTGTTGAACTAGGGTCGTGTACTTGTCGATTGTTTGTAATGCAGTCGTCGACCAAATCAGTGGCAACTTTCATGTCCTCGGTGATTGTGAGCGCCCCGTAGTCGCCGGTGGCGAACTGATGAAGAGTGGCAATCGTAGGGGAGTCGGCGACAAGCCGTTCTTGCCATTTTTCGCTGGCCGCGTCGAATGTCTTGCGTGCTTCGGCTATTTCGTTTGGTGTTGCTCCGTGTTCCTGCAGCGAAATCAATAGCCTGCCACGGTACGAGTAATCGGCAAAACCTACGGACAGATCGTCATATGCCGTTCGCAGTTCACTCATGCTTTTCACAAGAGATTCGCGTTCACGCTGGAGGTGTTCCTGCAGAGCTACGAGCCCATTTCCGATGATGCCTGTCAGGACGAATCCGACTGCGACCAACACAGCAGGGTGCTTTGAGTATCTATTGAGTCGTCTGAGTAGCCGTTGTTTCTGTCGCGGATCGGGTGCGATCAGAAAGCCTTTGCGGGTCAGTGTTCGCCATTTGAACGATACGAGCCTTCTCCGCATCGTGCTTTTGAGAAAGTGACCTAGGTATTCGAGCAGAGTAAGTAACACCCAGACGGTCACTACAATGAGTACCCATTGGATTAGCCGCTGCTGCGTTAGTATTGTTTTTATTTGTTCGAGCATCGCTTCATATTGTTGACAGTCAGTGTTTTGGTTTGCGCAGTGGTTGGAAAGTCTCAGCGTCGTAGTCGTCTGTGAGCGCCCGGCCATCGCTCTTACGGATTTTCATGAAAAACAGTGTCGGTGCGAAATTGGGATCGCCACCGCAAGCGGGTGTGTGATTCTCCCGGACCTGTATAAGAAAGTCCTTGCCTTCATCTGTGATCTGGAAGTCCAGACACTCGATCTTGTCTGACGTTAACTCGTATTTTTCAATGAGCGCTGACGCTTTGAGCGTCGCGGCGTTTTCATCCGGTACTGCAAGTCGTTTCGCCTGTGCAGCGGTGCAGGCAATGAGGGCGAGTGCGAAGATAGTGGCGCGTCGTTTCATTACGGGGCCGTCGTGTCGTACTGGTCGAGGTGGTGTGAGTGGATGATGGTAAGCAGTTTTGCTGCGTAATGTGGATCTGTTGCGTATCCGTTCTGGGCGAGAATCATGGCACACGTGATAGTCCGCTGCCGTTGGTAGCATTCTCGAAATCGAGGGTTGTCTCGAACCTGGTCGGCCCAGTCCTGCGCGGCGTCGTCATAGCTGGAGTAAGCGCGGAACGTGCCTTGGGTGAGGGTAGCTGTTCCGTTGATGTTTTCGTGTGTAGCAAACGTAGCGGAAGCGCCGTTTGGGGCTCGGCCTTTCATGCCGAAATACGCATTGGCTACAACGCGTGTTCCCCAGCGGGTCTCGAGTGCCGATTGTGCCAGGACGATCCCGGCCGGGATGCCGTAGCGCCTCTGGATGTCCTGCGCGCTGGCAAGATGGGTGTCTAGGAACGCCTGCACCTGGGGCGGCGTCGAGTGCGCTTTGTGGTGTTTGTGAGCGGTATGTGTTGGCATGACAGGCAAGCCTTTGAGATCGATTAGAGCGGGTTCGAGCAT